TCATAGCTTGCGAACGGTATGTCTGACCTGGGTGAGGTCCAGCGCCATCTCGGCAGGCTGCTCCCCCGGTGGCTGAAGAAATCCCAGTGCCAGCGCTTTCTCGCGATCCAGGATGACTCCGCAGGTTTTGCAGACGGCTACGGTGGGCTTCACGCGCTCACCGCAACCGGGACACTCTTTCGTCTCTCGCGCCTGGTAATACCACTCCTTGTTGAGGCCCAGGTGCCCCGCCGCGCGCCGCTGCAGGTCGTGGATGAAAAGAAACGAGTGCGAGCGTTCCCACTCACGGTCCGCTGCGGCGACCAGCGCCCGGTAGAACTCCTCCAGCCGCGAACGCGCGTTGCGTAGTTCGTCTTCCGTGGGCATGTTTCCCGCGCATACGAAGACGCCCAAAAAACTGTTCTCGCCCGCGTCAGAATTGATTTCGCGACAGAGATCCTCGGCGATTTCTTGCGCCGTGATCGCCAGCGGGAGGATTCGCTTGTCTCCATAATCCATCACGGCGGTGCGTGGCGTCACACGCGTCAGTGTGTACTCCTCGCCACCGGCGCGTCCGCAAATCTGGAACGTCCCGTACGTTCGGTGCGCCGTATGATTCTGCTCGGTGATATTCGCGATCACAGCTTGCGGTGATCGGTCCTTTTGAAGTGCTGTTTCATTGGTCATGCGTTAGATCTCCCATGAGAGTGTGACTGGTGATTCGTGACTGGTGACTCGTGCTGCTGCCCTTCTGACTTGGTGTAGAGATTCATAAAACGATGTGATGTGTTTGTTACGACTTATACCTTTTGATCTGTTAAGAGAGATGAGGTAGCCGCCAAGTGGTGTTCACGAGTCACCAGTCACCGATCCCTTGGTTCTAATCACGACAACACCCTGTCCGCGTACGAGTCATACTCGCGCTCCTCGCTCCAGGCGCGTTCCTGTAGTGCTTCCCTGCTCTTTGCTCGTGGCACGCGGCGACTAGCCTCGATAGCTCGCGCGATGTGACGCGCAACGGCAGGCGTCAATTGGACGAACTCGCCTCGCGACCCTTCGAGTGTGAAGCAGTGCTCGTATTCTCCCCGTGAAGGATACGGCCCGAGCGCGGGAATGCTTCGTCCATTTTGAATTTCCATTGTTTCCGCGTACCACTGTTCCGGCGATCCGTAACTCTCCGGAGGAAGCCACCGCTCGATGTGCCAGCGATCGTGAGGGATGTACTTCGGTTCCCGGCGCAACTCAACAACTTCGCGCAACAACCTGCCGCCAGCGTCGCGGTCTTCCCATTTCCCGCCGATCCAGTCCAGCCGCGACCACCCCCACACCGCACGGTAATTTGGCTCACCGAAACGATTGAAACCGCCAGCAAGTACAAGTTCTCGCGCGACGCCCGCCGGTGTTTCGTGCGTTTCTCGGATTATTTGAATCACGAAACAGAACTACCTTGGGATGCGCGCATTCGGTGATGCGAACTACGACGGGTCGATGAGGCGATTCAAGCTGCTCTTGCGGATAGAGAGACGTAGACTTTTGATCGTTTCATATGTCCGCCCGAAATGTTTAGGTTCTGTCCGGGCACCGACCTGGAGGGTAGAAAATGGAATAACCCAGTCGCGAAACTTTTCCAGTATTTCAGCCAGGGCTTGTTCGTGTGACAGACCACGCTCCCGATAAGAGGCAGTCGCTTTCGCGATTGCGTATGCTTCATCGTTCGAGAGAGTAAGATAGTGCCCGTTTGCGAGCAAGAAAGCATAAAAGGCAGTCACTGCGGTTCGTTTATTACCGTCATGGAATGGATGGTTTGCGACCAAGGAATGAAAAAGCGCGGCCCCCTTCTCCAAGGTCGTTGGATAAGCGTCGCTGCAGAAAACAGTCTGAAAGGGCCGCGAGACCGCAGACTCAAGGAGGTTAAAGTCTCTGCATCCCTTAGTGGAAATTGTTCCCGCATCGGCCCACAGCTCGGTTATGAACTCGTCATGGATGTACTCCACATACCGAGCACCCAGCATGCATAGGCGACCTTTATTCTTTGGCAAGGCGAGTCAGGCAGTCAAGGTACTGCGCGCCAATGAAAACGAGCACCGGATCGACCTTCTTGCCCCTCTTGGCCAGTGCTCTTCTGATTCGAGGAGTATTTTTTTTCACGTTCCTTGACAGTTCACGAATTGCGCGGCGTGTCGCTTCACTCATGATGTGTTCTTCACTTCTCTGTTTCATAGGGTACACCGGATCGGGACGAAAATGAAGATGCTTGAGTCATTCGCGCAACACCTATGTTCCGTGCTGAAACAGCCAGCGACGGTCACGTCAGCTTCCGGAATTGGGCTGAAAACGTGATGATGTCAGTCGTCGCGGAGGCCGGGTAAGAAGCGCCGCCGGTGAATTCCGCGCCGGCGGATCCAGTCGAGTACCCGCGCATTTTCCAGATGTTGGGCGCGGCTCCCTGCTGCATTTGATACTGGTTGGGCGTCCCGCCCTGAACGGTGAAACTCGCTTGGATCGGCCCATAAGCAGGGTCTGTCATGCTGGATTCGAGAGCCTGCCCGCGCACGGTGAGCTGCTTGGCGAGCTGCGTCCAGTCGATGGCGTCTCCACCGCTTGGGTAGTTGCCCGATAGTTGGACCGTTCCGAAGGCATAGAGCTGTGTGGTGCCGGGATCAATATCTGTAAGCGTGAGAGTGACAGACATGGTTTTCTCCTAACTGGGTCTGCGTGCCGGGGGAGGTGTGACTGGTGACCGGTGACTAGTGACTAGTGATTCGTAATTCGTGATCAGGAGGATGTGACTGGTGACTAGTGAATAGTGACTGGTGCAGCTACCCTTCATGCGTCATAAGGTTTTCGCCAGTCACCAGCCACCGATCACCAGTCACCAATGGGTTTAATATCCGCTTGGCCGTGCGAGCGAATCAATGAAGCTGCCGCTGCGCGGAGAGTCATTCCACACCTGGAAGCCTGTGTCGAAATAGAAAATGAATGAGGCGGAAATGCCTCCGCTGGCTCCATAGATCGGGAACACGGTCTGTCCGCCGACCTCGAAGTAGTCGATGTCCTTCATCACGGCACGCCCCCAGTGGGAGAGATCGAGAAAATCCACGCGCGTTTGATCGGCGTTCACCGACGACTTGATCGGTATCCCGCTCATGGTCTTCTTCCCGCTGAACAGCAGATCCAGATCATTGGACCCACCGTTTCCGCTTTCCTTGATCACCTGGCTGATCGTGATGCCCAGGTTTTCCCAGGCGTGCTCTTGCTCGACGCTGGTGTAGGCGATGAGCTTGCCGAGCTGGTTGATGCCCAGCGCTTTCCTCACCTTGTTGATCGCCAGGCGCACGTGGCCAGGCACCAACGCGGCGTTGGCGGCATTTACACGCGCAGTAGCGAGTTGCTGTGGATAAGTCGCGCGGTTGAGGTTGAGCCAGGTTCCAGTGGTTGCGTTGTTCTGGTGATACTTGATACCGAATAGCGACACCGGTGAGGATCCGGTCAACCCATCGTGAACGATCACGTCATTGACAGCCGTGCTCGCGGGCACGTTGTCCACGGTGATTGTCTGTGTCGCGGAAATCGGGTCCGCCGCGGTGACGTTTGAGACCACGCCGGCCGCGACGTTTCGGTTTGTGGTGAGCGTCGGGTCGTACACCTGGATCGTCTGTCCGACGTAGACCAATGCCGCGCCCGAAGGCACGGTCATCGTGAACGTCGAGCCGTTGATCGCGCTGATTGTTCCCAGCACACCGTTGCCCGCCGTCTGGATGACTTTGTCCAGGAACGAGCGGAATTGCTTCATGCCGTTGGCGATTTCCCGTTTGACTGCATTTTCGATTGCCTTTTCCCGCGCGTTTGAGGCGTACTCGACGAGCTTGGTGATTTCCACCGCGAAGCGGAAAAAGATGGGTGAGACCTGCGCGACGTCGTACTGCGAGCCGGTCCCGCGCCCGAGGTCGCCGCCGTCGGCGTTATAGCTTCCGGCCTTGCCGCCCGGATTCACTTGCAGCGGCAAGCGCATATTACGCGAGCTGACTTTTTCCACGTCGCCGCGTTGCTGAATCATGCTGAGCAGAACATCGTCGCGCTCGTAGAGCAGGGGCACTTTGTCGCGCACCTTCTCCAGTTGCAACGCGATGGTCTGCGCGTTATTTTGTGCAGCCATTATGAGTTCTCCTTGTTTCTATGAGTTATGAGTGCGGATGAAATGCGGTAATGCGTGACTGGTGATTGGTGACTAGTGACTAGCGACTGGTGGAACTGCACTACTGACATCGTCTTCAAGTCGATGAAGAAGATTGATTTGAGATTTGTGATTCTAAATTTGTGAACTGTTGATTGTTAGCCGCGACTCGCAAGTGCGGTGTCCGCCAACCGGTTTTCACCAGTCACCAGTCACATTCCTAAGATCTCATCATCGCTCATGGATGCGTAATCCACTTCACGAGGCGACATTGCGCGCAGAGCCATCGAGTCGAGCGATCCGCCGGGCGCCGCGATATCCACGCGGGCCGCGGCAGAGGCTTGGCGAGCGGCTTTTGAGCGCGACGCGCCGAGCACCGAACTGGTCCATTCGCCGATCACGCGCCGCGCCACGCCGGGGACAAGTTGCTTGGCCCGGCTCGCGAGCAGCGAGGCAACCCTCTGCTGCTCTGCCGTTCCAAAGCGCCAGCCGTTCGCGCTGAATTCTCGCGATGAGCCGCGCAAAATCTCGCCCACCTGTTCGGAGAGCGAGCGATCGGAGGCGAGCGTGCGATGAATTTCGTTGAAGATGTCCTCGCCAATGCGGCGCGCTGCTCCTTCGGCTATGCCATCCGGCAATACGCGCGCCAACGTATCACCGACCGCCACGCGGACATCCCGCGCAACCGTGTCGTTGGTCGAGCGTTCAAACGCCGCGTACGCTGTAGGATCAAAAGCGTGATTCGTGACTGGTGACTGGTGACCGGTGACTTGTGATTCGTGACTCGTGATTTGTGATTCCTGACCAACCGATTGTGTGCGCGCGGTGTTGTTGTAGCCCGGGTCTTTAGACCCGGGGGTGTTTCCTGTTGGTGTCGAATTTGCGTGTTGGGTGCCCCATCCTTCGCCGGATTCGCGAAGGGTGGGGGTTTGATTGCTCATTGGCGGAACTTGTCCCATCCCGGCCAGCACCTTCGCTGCCTCGGCAAATAGTTGCCGAAACGCGGCGGGATTCGCGCGGGCCAACTCCGCGACCACTTCCGATTGCGCTCGCGAATCTCCGGAATAAATCGCCGCGTCAAGCTGGTCTACCGCCTGCGCCGCCTGCCGCAACGTCTGCGCTTCCTGTGCGCCGCCGGGAAACAGTCCCTTGATCGCGCGTGCCTCGTCCGGAGACGAAAAGGATGCGCGGAAAGCCTGATGCTCCTGCCAAAGCTTCTGCGCCTCGGCCCCATGCTTCGGATCGCCCGCCGCAGCTCGCATCCACTCCGGCATAGCATTTCCTGTTGGACTTCCTTCCGTGCTGCCATTCTGAGGAATTGCCACACCCGCAGCGTTGTCACTCAGCGGGCTACCCCTGCCCGAGGAATCCCGCTGCTGCTTTTCTCCCGCACCCGCGGAATTGCCGGAGGGATTCCTCGCTTCCCTGGAAATGACTTCGCGACGAGCAGTTGTCGCTCCCCCAACAGGCTCGATGCCCAGAATCTCTTCATCAGTGAGATGTGCCCCCGCCCCCGCGCCATTCACACCGGTCGGCGGTGTGGTAACCGCGTCGTTCTGCGCGGCATTAACTCCTGTCCAATCCATCTCAACCTGAGTTCCACTACTCATTGGTCACTCCTTTTCATCTCTGTGTTCTCAGTGTCCTCTGTGTTGAAAATCCGAAAAGCTCAACACAGAGGACACAAAGAATCACAGAGGGCCACAGAGAAATCACGATTCATCTTTCAAGGTTTGCCTGGCGGTTGCGCCGGGCCTGATTTCGGCGCGGGCACAGCGCTCGAGTTCGCATACGCCAATCCAATCGCCCGCAGATGTGCTTCCGCGTGGGCGCGGACATTGGCAAAGCCTGCGGGATTCTCGACACGCGCGATCTGCCCGGCATCCGAGTTGGCCCAGCGCCGGCACTCCTCGAGCTCCACGGCGTGATCGTCGAACAACACGTCGACGGGAATCGAAGGCAACAGGTAGCAGGTTTCTGATGGGGAGGTGTAGGTGTCAGGTGTTGAGTTTTGTTGGGTGCCCCATCCTTCACGGTTTTCGTGAAGGGTCGGGGTCTTGCCGTCCCCTGCCCCTTGCACCTGAATCGGCGCCGAGTGCAGCAACAACTCAATCTCGCGAAGCTGCTTGTTGCGCGAATCTTCTCCCGGCACCACGAGATCGGACAATCCCAAAACGCTTTTCACGAAGCCGATATTTGCAGGATCGCCGAGCGCTTGCTGGATGAGCGGATCGGACGAGGCCATCAGTTTCTGAATGACGCTGCGTTGCTGAGATTTCAGCCGCGGGAATGTTTCATCGCTTTCGGGATAGGCCTGAATGTTGCCTTTCAGGTCGGCCAGGTGAATCCAGTGCGATTCAAATTCGCCGCCCGGACCGAGAATGGGAATCTCCGCATCCTCGGGCCGATTCTTGCGGAAGCAATCGACCGAGAGCAGCATCACATCGGAATAAAATTGCTTCAGGCGCCGCCACACCAACCCCAGTCTTCCGAGCGCCTGGTCTCGCGCCATCGCGTAGCCGGTCGCCGTCTTTTGCGATTCCATTTCGCCGCCGAACACGGCGGGAAACAGGCCGGTGAGAAATTGCGCGACCGGTCCCATTAATTCCTGCTGATGCCGCACGAGATCCGGAGGAACTTGCGCCGCGGCAGGTTGGAAAAATCCAGCGGCCAGCGGCTGCCCGGGCCGCGCGCGCGCGGGATAGTGCGCGGCGGGCTCGGCAGTCTGATTCGATAGCGCGTCGAAGTCGAGCACTTGCGGGTCCGCGTAAATTGGCGGAATGCCGTACTCGTACGTCTCTGCTTGAATATTCGAGAGCGTGTTGTAGCGTTCCTGGATTTGCACGAGCGAATCGCCAACCGACGGCCGGTTCTGGCCGTCGCCGGGGAGCGCGTGCATCACGCGCCAGCAATCATCCATCGTTTCGTTGCGTGATTCGCAGTAGGTGTCTCCGGCGAACGCAACATAGCAGCCGTCGGGAAACAGAGCGAGCAGCGCATCGCGAATCGCTTTGTCTTCGATGGCATAAAATGCCCACGGACGAATCCAGGTCCGCGAAAACGTGATCAGATTGAAGAGCGTATCGCCAGGATGCGTCGTCGGCAGCCCCTGCGCGATCGCCACGCGCGACGCTCGCGCGTACACTTCGTCGGCCGATTGCGGACCGCCCATTTGAATTTTGTCCGCCGCATGCGGATAGCTCGCCTTAAGCTTCGCGCGGTGCACCTCCATCGACCACTGGAGGTACGGATATTCGTGCATCTCATTGGCCCACACCGGCGTGTTCAATTCCAGCCCGCCGACCACCGAGATCACTTCCTGCCCATTCGCCACGCGGCGAACATCCGTGATCAGCGGGACAGCCACGCGCTCAGCCGGCTTGAAATGTTCGGGCCCCAGCGACGCGCCACAATTCCGGCAGATCACTGGGGGCAGAAGTTGAGTAGCACAGGCTTCAGCCTGTGTGCTCTTGGCGTCAAACGATGCGCGTCCCGCAAACCGATCGGCAGGAGCAGGGTCGTTGTGCATGCCATCCTTGCCCGCGCGACCACTGCTGGCCGTGAAATCTACGCCCCCCCCGCGATCTTCACCCGCACAGGCTGAAGCCTGTGCTACTCCCTGTTCCTGTCCGCACTCGGGGCACTCATACGTGTCCTCGCCGAGTGGCACGTAGTGCTCTTCGATCACCGGCTCGTCGTGGGATCCGAATCGCTGCGCGTCGGCAACGTAGCGCACGTAGCCGCCGATTTTGCCATCGGTCCAAAGATAGAAAGCGACGCCGGTCAGCAGGTGCTGCACGCGATTGTTTTGCTCGATCAGACTTGACACTTGCGACGCCGCTTTGGCCGTGGTGACGTCGGCGATCGACTGCGCCGACTGCGGGTAGAAGCGCGTCGCCGGAACGTCCTGGCTGATGACGGAAACGAAAGAGAGCCCGAACGCCTGATAGAGATTCGTGACGAATTGGTAGCGCGGCATCTCCGCCATCGCCGTGTCGTCGTAGATTTTCGACTCGAACGGCAGGTGCCACGTCATGTCCTGCGGATTCCACCACGCGTATTGCAATCCCTGCCAAAAGAGGCGCGCCTGACGGATCCGCCGGATTTCATGCCGGCGCGCGACAATTCCCTCCTGGCGGTACTGCACCTCCAACTCGCGCAGCGCATTCACCAGGTCCGGGCGCAATTCCTCGAGCCGCTCGTTGTTTAGGCCGAATGGATGCGAGCGACCAGCGAGGGATTGTAGGGGCACGGCCTGTCGTGCCTCTACGGTTGGCGCGTTGCCATCCTGCGGCGCGATCCTCCCGTCATTGGGTGCGAGCACGCTGGGGTTCAGTGGCGCGTCGGACGCGGTGCTCGGAATTTCCTGATCGGCCCGATAGGTCTGCTCGTTTTTCATTGGGGTTTAGTAGCACAGACTTCAGTCTGTGCAGGTTTCGCTGCGGTTTTTCTGGGCGGCTGGCGTAAATCAAAACCAGACAGGCTGAAGCCTGTCATACTGGGCGTCTACTCTCAACCCAGTGTTTGACGTTCGGCGAAGATTGTTCTAGAAGAGTGCCAGCGCTCTTATCTCAATTCGACTGGAGGTAACGAATGATAGGCGGCTTGATCTGGTGGATCGTGGTCGGACTTATTGCCGGCTGGCTTGCCGGAAAAGTGATGAAAGGCGGCGGATTTGGCGTCGTGATGGATATCGTCATCGGAATGGTCGGCGCAGTCATCGGCGGATGGGTGTTCGGCCTGCTTGGTATTTATTCCAATGGCGGATTAATCGGCTCCGTCCTGGTGGCATTCGTGGGTGCAGTGATTCTCCTCTGGCTAGTCCGAATGATTAAAAGAGCGTAGCACGCAGGTTTACCGCACGAACGGATTCCTCAGACTCGACATACGTTCACAACAACACCGAGCATTTGCACTTCAATCCTCGGCGAATATATTCTTCGCGGATTCGATGCATACGCGCTGCATTTCCCCTGGACGCTCCGGTTCGAGAGGACAAATCTCAAAGTTGCCGTACACGCGCGTTAAATCGGTTTTGAAGGCCCGATCCAGGTTGGCCGGAATTTCTGGATTTGAGTTTTCCTCATTATCGCCTCGCTTGTAACCTGGTCCGCTGTGGATTGTCAACATTCGGTGCGTACCGATCTTCCAAAGACGGATGAATGGAGTGCCGTTGGCTACGCTTACGCGGCCATGCGTCCAGTAACATGTCGCCGCATTCTGGGGCGTCTTACAAACTATCTTTCGTTTGGGATCGCGTGGCGGAGCGCCAATCGCTGTCAATGTGAGGGTGATCAGAGCCGTCAAAAGAAGCCAAACCCGCAACATTCCGTCAGTCTAGACCCGAGGGCGATTTCCCGCAATGAATCCCTAATTTTCGTGCGTAAATTGCACTATTTGTTCGGTGCACTTTTCGCGGCGGCGACTTCCCTGTCACGTGCGATCTGCGTCCATGTGCGGCGACGCACGGGAGACATCGCCACCGGGCCGCGCCGCACGTCATCATCGAGCGCGATCGGCGGGAATCCCGCCGTCCCAAGCAGCGAATTCACCAGCGCGCGATTTTCCCCGCGCAGCCGCGTCACTTCCTCTTCGAGCATGCGTACGTACCGGCCCCGCAAGGCGAGTGACGCGCGGCGAAATAATTCGGTGAGCATGGGGAAAGTGGCTAGTGGCTAGTGACTAGTGGCTAGTGATCGGTGACTGGTGGAAGAGCGTGTAACAGTATGATTAAATCCTACTGGCCGGTCCGAAGGGTTGAGGTTTCACCAGTCACTAGTCACCGGTCACCAAGGCCGCGGCCGCCAGCGCTTCGGTACTACAGGCGCCGTGCGACGCGACTCTTCCACGGAAAATTTACTCATCCAAATCGCGCGCGAAGTCGGATCAACTGCGGTGACGCGTTCGGCGGCAATCACGTCGGCGGGCGCGCGGCCCGGCTCGAGCGCCGATTTCAATCCGTACCTTGCGGCATCGGAGGGATCGTCACCATCGCACTTGAGCACATCTTCGACGTTCGCGGGATCGCGCGTCAGCGTCGGCAAATTCTCGATCAGGCGAACGCAATTTTCGGTGATCAGCCAGTGATCGCTTTCGAGCGCCTGGTACATCAGCATCCAGCCGCCCACGCGATCATTGTCTGCAGGCGAAGGACGCGGCAGGCCCGCGGCGGCGAGCCCGTCGCCCAGTTGATCCGCGATGGAAGCGTCGCCAGTGCGTTGCGCGAAAGCGTCAGGCGAGAGAAACACATCGCGGATACGCTCAGTGCGGCCCAGGCGATCCACACTGCGCTCCCCAATGGCCGCCGCCAGCATGCGCGGCGACAGGCGATTCTGCACGAACTCGCGGTACGTCACGACCACGCCGTCACTGCGCGTCGCGAACCAGTACACCGCGCTCGGGTGCTCGAATCCCCAGTCAATCGAGATCCAGCGCGTCGTCCACGGCTCGAGCTGCACCTCTTCGGAAGGTACCGTGTGCCTTCCGGCCGTGAAAATATCGAAATATTGTCCCGCGTAAACGTCCCACTCGCCGTCGAGAAACGCGCGCCGTAGCGCCGCAGGCAATTGCCCCAGAGTCTTGTGGTATTGCGCGTCGTCCTTGAACAACGGATTATCGGCAATGGTCGCGCGAATGAACGAGTAGTCGTTCGCGTCATATTGATCGGGGCGATCCATCCCCGGCGCGGAGACTCGGTCGATCCAAAGCGCTTTCACCCAGGCGTGACCGACGTTCCCGGGGTTTGTCGCGCCAGCCATGCAGGGTTGCGCGCTGCGGATGCGGCAGCGATTCCGGCTGGTGAGGAATTGCCACTGCTTCAGGGTGAAGTGTGTAAGTTCATCCACTCCAATGAATAAATATTCAGCGCCCTGATAGCGATAAACATCGTTTTCGCTGTCGCAGTAGGCGAAGCGGGTAGTTGAACCGTTCAGCCACGTAACGATGTGCTTGGCCTCGTTGTATTTTTCATACAGCTCGCGGGGCACATCCCGCCGGAAATAAGTGATGAGCGACGCCTCCAGCTCCGGAAACGTCCGCCGCAGCAGCAGCGTATCGACGCCTGGATGCTTGTGCGCCTGCAGTATCGCTTCGTACAGCAACGCTTTTGTCTTGCCCGGACCGGCTGCGCCTCCAAAAAGGCGATACTTCGCCGTCGATTCGTGAAATTCCTTCTGCCGAGGAAATGGTTCGTAGAAATCTTCGATCTTGTACGCGCGCTTCCGCCCCGTGGGCTTGGATTTGGTTGGCATTAAAGTAGGACAGGCACGCTTGCCTGTCTTCGGAAACGTGGCAGAGGTAGCGCCTGCACCAGCTCGAATCGTTCCGTGAGCTGCGGGGGCGTATGGATATGAACAGACACGAGTGTCTGTCTAACGTAAGTTCAGGCTGCCCGCATCTTCTTCCCGACGTAGAAAGCAGCGGCGCCGGCAACGAAGCAAATGCCGATCGCGTAGTGATGCAAGCTGAGGATCGCGCCAATAATGAATGCACCAGCGCCTGCGAGTTGCACCCACTGGCCAAGCGATTGCGAAGGTGATGTGGTCATGAATCCTCCAGTAGCACAGGCTTCAGCCTGTGTGGTTTTGGCTTGCGCCACCTTCAGTAAGGGTACACAGGCTGAAGCCTGTGCTACAAAAACCTAATCGCAACAACCCATCAAGAGAAGCGCTGACCTATTCGGCGGAAAGACGAAAGCGCCAATCTCCCATCCCGTTCCCATCGTATTCTGATTCAACTGGTAAACCCCGCTAGGCCACGAAGAGGACGGACTAAGTGCAAGTTGATACGTGGCCCCCAGATTGGTTCCCGCATCAATCGCGGGAGAGCCAAACAGCAACGTGAAATTGCGGCCCGCGCCATTTGTCAGCTTGGGGTCGGAGTTGAGAGAATGTGAATCCTGCGAACTATTCGTTTTCCAGTTGGCGAAATTGTATGCAGTGCCGCCCCAGCTGAACGGCGTCCCTGACGCTGAAAAATAATCGTTGTAATCGTACGCGGTGCTCGTCTCCGAACCTGCATCGACCGTCGCATAGGCCCCGGTCCAGAAAATATTATTCTTCACCAGGGCGCCTGTCGAAGTTGATGTCTGGCTGATCGCGGCATTCGTGTTCGCCGGACCGTAAACTGTATTGTTGTAGACGATCGCGCCAGCGGTGCCGACGAGTTGAATTCCGATATTGTTGGCCTGCGAGATGTCGATGAGATTATCGAACAGCGTGACCGTGCTTCCGGTTCCCTGCCCTCCGCTCTGTACCGCCTCGGAAAATGTCCCATAGATCAGTGAGTGCGAAATCGTGACATTCGTTCCCGAGTCGAATACGAGCACGCCTTGTCCCGCGGCGCTGCCCGCTGTGCTGTAAATCAGGCAGCTATCGACAGTGTTGCTGGTCGACCCGCCGTGGGCCACAACAACACCCCATGCCCCTGGAGGCGCCGAGGTGTCATTGTAGAACGTCGATTTTTGTACGGTGTTGCCAGTGGTACCCGAACCGTAGAAGGCGATAGGCGATGTCCCGTAGGAATTGTAAGCCGTCACATTCATGAAGGTATTGTTGGTAGCTCCGACGTAAATAGTGAGCGGATGCCGATAGTGGTCGTGCGCGGAAAGATTCCTGACGATATTGTTGCTGCCTGTCAGGTAGAGCCCGCCGAGTGTCGCGCTGCTGGTGTTATATGTTTCGGCCTGGTCGATGGAGTCGAAGATGAGCCAACTCTTCCCGTTGTCCCAGGTGGTGTAAGACGGACTCGACGCGGTGACGTACGTATACGTCTTGCCGTTGCTCGATACGTTTGAATTGTCCGAAGCGTGGATGTAGAGATACGTCCCGTCGTAATACCACGAGCCTGCCGCCGATTCCACGGCGCTCTGCGAGGCCTTGCTGGAAAGCAGCGTTCCGTTTTCCCACACGGCGGTGGGCGTTGACCCCAACGTATTGCGATAGGTAAATTGGGTCGTCTGGATGCTTGAGATATTTCCGATAACGCTGTTCCCACCAGATGAATAACCGCTGACTGTCGCGCTTTGCGACTGGTCCGGCCCGGAAAAGTTCGACCACAATGTTTCGCTGCTGTTCGAGTAGTATTCGACGTTTCGCGCTGTCGTATAAATTGTCACGATCTGATCGACCGTGTGATCCAGACTGTAGGTGATCGTGTCGGAAGTTTTGCTGGTTCCGTGCGTGACCGTCGTGTTGTTACTGCCGCCGTCCCAAGTGACCCGTGTGATGGAACTGGCATTGGGCGCTGTGGCCGCGGGGCCGATTCCGGCCCCGGTGATATTTAGATCCACCGTTGCTGAAGCGGTGACCGTAATTCTGATCTTTGTGGCGTTCGCCGTGATATCGAGGTGGGAAACCTGCTCCCGCCAATTCCGCGTCGCGCTGTCGGTGCTTGACGTGCCGGAATCACTCAACGAGAAAATTGTAGTTGGAATGTCAGGCGCGAGCACGTAGCCGCTCGTCACAAGCAACGTCGAGCCCTTGATGATGGGATTCGCTCCGCTGCCATAGGCGCCAAACGTAATGGGTGAGCCGCTGCTTCCACTCGATGGAGCTGTAAGCGAGGTCCCATACCAAACATCTCCCTTGTTGAACAGAATGGAATCGCCCGCGGAGAACGTCGAACCGTTCACCTTTGAAATGGTCTGCCAGGGATGTCCCGTATCGGTGCCGCTAAAAGAATCGTTTCCCGCGGCCGCCACGTAGTAGGTTGTCGCATGCACGGGAATGCCCGCAAGAAAGAAGCAGGCGAAAATCAAAATCGCGAGACTTGCGTCTTTGTTGCACAACGCGAAGGATGCGCCGGCTTTTAGTAGCACAGACTTCAGCCCGCCTCCCGGACGGGCAGGTCTGTGTGCCTTTCTCTGCGCCCAGAGAAAACTAAAACCACACAGGCTGAAGTCTGTGCTACGCGGATCGCGAATTCGTTTATTGAACGACATAGCTGATGCCGCCGGACACCTGTCCGGAGCCGGAATTGAACAGGCAGAGATTATCCGCGTTCGTCCCTTCCGCGCCCACAGCTGCGTCGCCATTGCCAAGCGCGATTCCTCCATTTGCCGCGAAATTCCACCCTGTTGCAGCCGTAGCGCCGCCAAATCCGCTGACCCCCGCAGTGCCCGTGGCGCACACCGAACCTGTCCCCTCGACGAGCGCGACGTTGGTGACAACAGCCACGACCAGGTGGATCGAGCAGATGTAAATCTTCTTGGACGCCGTCCCCGTGACGAGCTGTGTATTCGACGTTTGACTGATGCTGGCGTAGAATTTTGTCTGCGCTTTGCAAGGATCCACGACCAGGGTGTTCGTGCCGTCGGTGATTTTCACCGGCGCCTGTCCGGTGGAAAATTGCCCCTGAGCTGCAAACGCCGTTGCCGGGAGGAGGTAGGCGCGTTCCGCTCCCACGGATGCGTCCGCTCGGCGTTCTTCGACAGCATGAACCGATTCGGTGGCGCGGACCGCACTTGCTCGTCCTGACGCAGGAAGGGCAGCATGCGAGATAATCGAAACGTGGCGCGGTGACGCATGCAAACAAGCCGCAACCGCCAACATCGCGTACGCAGCCTGTAAGAAAAATCTCCACCACTTATTTCCGCCTTCGCTCCGGGAACTGCCCGGAGCTACGGCGGACTTGTCAGCCGAAGCTCCCCGATGTTTGGGAAGCGAAGGCGGAGAGGCCAGGTCAAGCAATCCTCGCAGCACGCCGAACTCCACCGCTACGGCGGCAGCTTCGTCAGCTGTGGCGTCCCCGCTATTGGGAACTACAATTCTCAGTTCACGCTCCGAATGGACAATGCCGCCCGGACGATCCACTACTACCGGAGCCGCGGCGAGTTGCGTCACATGCCGCAGAATCGCCCCCTCAAGCTCACTGTCCACGGAATCGAAATGGATCGACGCGATGTGCGTGGCGCCGGCCTCCCGCCGGTGATTTTCTAATTGTCTTGCATGCAAGTCCGCCGGCAAGGTGCCGGCGCCAAAATTTTCTCGCGGTCTGCCATCACCCGGCAAGGCGGGCGAGGAAGCGGTGCCATGCGATGGCAACGCTTCCCCGATGGCTGGGGCAGATTGGCCGTGCGTGGGGTGGTCCGGCTTGGGGGTAGGGTCAGGGTTCCCCCCGAGGATTCTCCCCGAGGGTGTGTGAGGGGCCGGGGCGAGATCGATGGCGATGACGTAGCCGGAGTGCGGCGCCTGCGTCACCACGTCCGCAGGAAGAAATTCTGT